GTGCTAATGGTGAAGAACTTTATCAGATAGCACTATATGATGCAGATGGTACAGAATACTTGTTCGATCAAGCAGAGAGATTCAACGCATTTGAATTTAATAAATTTATCAATTGGACTTGTAATTCTGGCTATCAAAGTGTTATAATAAGAGGTAATGAGGTTAAAAGAAGTTACAGTTGTCACGATGTTCCACTAGGTACATTGGACAGTTTTGAATTATTCAAGCAACCTAAACACTGTATTACTCCTAGTTGTGTTAGTAGTGCAGACTCAAAGATACCAAAATGCAAACAGTGATATTTCTAAATAATTGTATGTCATAAATTTTAAAAAATGTATAATATAACAGATATACGATCAATGCATTTCGAAGTGACATCTAAATGTCAGGCGAAATGTCCTATGTGCCCACGACGAATCAATGGCGGAAAACTTAATCCTAATTTAATTTTAGATGAAATTACATTAGAAAAATTTGTTCAATGGTTTGACATCGACTTTGTAAAACAATTAGACAGTTTTTATATGTGCGGAAACTTAGGTGATCCTATAGTTGCCAAAGATACTCTTGAGATATTTCAGTATCTACGAAAGCATAATCCTAAGATATATCTTCGAATGCATACTAATGGAAGTGCTAAATCAATTCCATGGTGGAAAAATTTAGCAGAGCAAAAAGTGACAGTTATTTTTGGAATAGATGGACTAGCTGACACACATTCTAAATATAGAATCAACACCGATTGGAGTAAAATAATTGAAAATGCTCAAGCGTTTATTTCAAACGGCGGCGACGCAAGATGGGACATGATTATTTTTAAACATAATGAACATCAAATAGACGAATGTAGAATTTTATCTAAACAACTAGGGTTTAAAGAATTTTCTATCAAGCACACCAGTAGATTCAAAGACGACAAGTTTGATGTTTTAGATGATGATAACAATGTCATAGATACTTTATATCCAACGTCGAAAAGTAAATCTATGATTAATAAAGTTAAAAAAGCACAACAAGAAGTTTTACCTGTGATTAGCTGTAAGGCAAAAAATCAAAGTGAGCTATATGTCAGTGCCACAGGCGCAATAAGCCCGTGTTGTTGGTTAGATTTAGAATGGTGGCCAGAACAGAGTTTTAATAAAAATGATTACCTCGAAAAGATTAAGGAATTTCCAAATCTAACCAACAACTCTTTAAAAGAAATTTTTGATTCGGGATATTTTTCTAAAATTTCTAATTGCTGGATTACCACTGGCTTAAAAGAATGTTCCAAACAATGCGGAAGTTTCGATAAACTAAATGAACAATTTATTAGAATTACACATGAAAATTGATCTAGAACATTTTCATTATTGGATACAGGCTATAAGATCTAGCGAAGATCCAAAACGAACCATGGACGCATTCTGGAGGGGTCAGATGCAAAGTAAAGAATGGTTGTGTACGGAACTAAAAAAACAGGTAAACGGATGGGTGACTGTTGATATTCACGGCGGTTGGGTTGGGGTATTGGCCAGTATGCTATTTCAAAGTGATGTGCCTGTGCTCAACATTCGTAGCGTTGATATAGATCCCAGTTGCGAACCAATAGCCAATAACATGAACAAGATTGAAGAAATAGTTGGCAAGTTTCGTGCAGTTACATCAAACATGTGCTCGATTCGCAGTGATGCTGATGTAGTTATTAATACCAGTTGTGAGCATATAACACAAGATGAGTATGATTTATGGTTGAGCGGATTGCCTCAACATAGTCTAATTGTTTTGCAAAGTAATAATTACAACATCCCTGAGCATATAAGAATTGCCAAAGACCTAGAAGAATTTAAAACTCAAAGTCAGTTAACAGCTTTATATGCTGGAGAATTAGATCTTCCGCTATATAAACGATTTATGATAATTGGTAAAAAATGACAAGAACTCCTATAGAAATTAAAAATAGCGAATACGACGATTTGCTGGCTATAGATATCTATCCAACAAATATTTGCAATTATAGTTGTCACTATTGTCATCCTGGCTCAAATGAAGGGAATCACGGATTTCCTAAAGACTTTGATTTATATGTAAAAAATATTGATCATTTATTAAATGTATATAAAGAAAATTTTAATAAAAAAAGAATAAAGATAGAAATAAGTGGTGGCGAACCTACATTATGGCCTAGGGTCGGTGACTTTGCAAAGCATTTAAAATCAAATCATCCTGAAATAATACGCATATCATTAATTACAAATGCATCTAGAACTATGAGATGGTGGCAGGAAAATGCAAAGTTCTTTGATGAAATACAGATCAGTTTACATGCAGAAGGAGATCCCCATCACATAATACAGGTTGCTGATTACATTTATAATAATACCGAAAGTCATGTAGCGGCCAATATAATATTAGATCCCACTAATTGGGACCAATCTATTAATTATCTTAACACAGTAGTAGCTCATCCAGTTCCTTGGCTAGTTAAATCTTGGTTACTTGTAAAAGGGGCAACAGTTAGGGAAGATTATACTAAAGAGCAACTGGAACAATTTCAAGACAGGGTTAAAAAAGTTCCACCACTTGAGTATATAAAAAAGATGGAAGACAAAGGATTTATATCTAAACCCAGTGTAACTAAAATGAAATTTAACGATGGAACTATAGAAGATTATACAAAATTAACTTTGAAAAGAACACCAAATTTAAATAATTATTTTGGATGGTTGTGCAACGTTGGAGTTGATAAAATTTCAATTACATTTGGACAGTTAACCTCAACGTGCGGTGCAACTTATATTTTTAATTTAGACACTCCATTATCTTTATACGACAAAAATTTTGTTGAACAATTCACCAAATCTCTGGTTCAACCCATAGTCTGTCGAGAACTTATTTGCGGAGGATGCACAAAAGACTTAAGAGTTCCTAAAATAAAACTTGATGTTGGTAAACAAGTATATCAAATAAAATATGAAAAATAAAATGAATACTTTTTGTCCTCTTCCATGGATTCATTTAGCCACTCGTCCAAACGGCGATGTTAGAGTGTGTTGCACCGCCAATGCTAGCGGAGCAGGAGTAACTGATAATAAAATTGCGGGTCTAGTAATGCAAGACGGAGTCGCAATGAATTTACGAGACCATACTATTGACGAAGTATGGAATTCTGCAGCCATGCGGCAGACTAGATTGCAGATGCTTAATAATCAAGTACCGACTAGTTGTCAAAAATGCTTTGTTGAAGAAGATGCGGGAATTATCAGCAAGCGCCAATGGGAAACTGAAGTTTGGAAAGATCGATTAGATCTCGAATCCATAGTTAGTAAAACCAAAGTAGATGGTTCTTTGCCAGTGAATATTCCGTACTTTGACTTGAGACTAGGGAATATGTGTCAGCTTAAATGTATAATGTGCAGTCCGCATGACAGTTCAAGTTGGATCAAGGATTGGAAACTACAGTACCCCAAATACAAAACTACAGAGTTAAAACAAGACCAAGGTTGGAACAAAAACTATGATTATACTTGGTATCAAAAAGGCAGCTTCTTAGATACTATGAAAGGTCAAGGGCATAATATCAAAGAACTTTATTTTGCAGGTGGTGAGCCGTTGTTAATTCCAGAGCACTATAAAATTTTAGAGTTCATGGTCGACTCGGGATCAGCCGCAACCTGCGTTCTTAGATATAATAGTAACGGATTAGAACTACCTTCTAAATTATTCAAATTATGGAATCATTTTAAAGCAGTTAAATTTAATTTTAGTGTAGATGCTGTGGGTTTAAAGAACAACTATATCCGATACCCTAGTGATTGGAATACTGTTGTAAAAAATTTACATATATTAGATAACACTCCAGATAATGTTACAGTGAACATAGCTGCCGCAGTACAGTTATTAAATGTCTGTGATCTTGTGGAACTAGCAAAGTGGAAGATCGATAAGGGTTTTCAAAAAATCAATCTTGCGCCGCATGGAGGCGGCATAATTGGTACACATCTGGTTTACTTCCCAAGTTATCTAAATGTCAGAGTCTTGCCTCAGCATTTAAAAGACCTTGCAGAAACCCGTATCAACGACTTTAT